TGAAGTAGAAGGCATCTCAGCAGATACCATACGAAGGAAAGAACCGATAGATCTGTTTCCATATCTTTCTACTTCTTTTTCGTATACATCTGGTAAAAATTGTTGTGTCCATTGACTAAAGCCAGCGGCTGTAAAGTCAATGTAATTTCCGGCGTAAAGTGCTTTAGTTTGCGATGGTTGCAAAGCAGCAGGTACGCCTGACGTAAAAGCCATAATTGTTTGATTTTAAGTTATTAATTTATTTATTTCCATTTAATTCGCAACTTATCAGATGAATCTCCTGACACAACTCTAATTTTTTCACCACCAGATGTTACTATTGAAGAAGCATCTTGTCGTGGTTCCATATTAATATTTTTAGATTTTTTGGCAGCTTCCCGTATCGCATCGGCACGGCCTTGCTCGTAAAAGTGGTTAGCTATTTTATCAGCATTTTGTGCTGTGAACAATGCTTTATGATACCCTTTTGCATCTGCAACTGTTCCTTTATCATCTAAAAATTGATTAACAAAATTAGAAATATTAGACTGGAAATCCTTTACTTTTTTTGAATCTTCTATTTTAAACCTATATTTATTTTCTCCGACCTTAAAATCAAAACCTTTGAACTCATCGTTAAAAACTTTATTGGTTTTATCAATAAATGTTTTTTGTAAATTTTTATGTTCCTCTGTCTGTTGCTGAGACGCTTTATAATATTCCATAGCTTCAAGGTATTCAGGCGCAATATCATTTTGCTTACTTAACTTAAGATCAGCATAATATTTATCCTTAGCTCCTTTAAAATAATTTTGAGCATTATAAAGTTCCTCTTTAAAAGCTAATCTCTTAGCCTTTACTTCTGACGGATCATCCGTCTCCTCATCATAGGCAAAATTTTTAGTAAATAAAAAATCTACATCATCTGCATCTAAATGAGGTTTTGTTGTTTTGTAGTATTCTCTAAGTAAAGTAGTATTATCCATTTTAGATAGATCTCTATTAAGATTAACATAATCTTCAACAGATCCACCTGTTTCTTCCATAAACTTTACTAGTTTATCTACATTTTCAGGAAGTACTTGTTTTGGTTCTTCCTGTATATTTTCTTGTATTTCTGCTGCAGGAGTTTCTGCAACTTTTTCTACTTTTTCAGTAGATTCTTCATCATCAGTAATTAATTCTAATGGTGAATCAGAAGTACTCTCTTCAGTTTTTTCTAATACTTTTTCCTTGTTTTCAGTGGTTTCTTTTTCTTCTTTACTATCTTGCTCCCGTATGTTTTGCTCCACCTTTTGGCTATCTCTGGGTAATTCATCCACAGAAATTTCCTCTGTTTTTCGCTCCTGAATGGCATCTTTATTAGGTTTAGATTCTTCTTTAGACTTAACTTCTTTAGATTGATTTGGAGGATTATCTAGATCAATTTTATAGACCCCATCCTCTTCTTTAATCTTATACTCCTCAGCGACTTCGCCTTTATCAACTGCCTCATTAATTACCGCAGCTTCTTTTTGTTCAGGAGTTACTACATCAGGATTAATTTCCCCAACGTCTTTTACTTGCACTTCTTCTTTTTCCATAATTGTATATAATAAAATAGTTTAAATAATAATTATTTAGGTTCAAATCTAGATAAATCAATACCACCTAGTACATCATTACCTTTTGATTCAAACGATTTCATAGGCTTACCACTTGATGGCGGCCCAGCTACACTTTTAGCAGTTTCTTTAACCTCTGCTACTTCTATATTTGCTTCATTTTGTTGTGATGCTAATTCTTTTTGAGCTTGCAATTCCATTTCTTTTAATTGCTTATTTAACTCAAATTCATATTGCATTAATTCTCGTTTAGTACGAGCTTCAACTTCCATTTTCTTAATTTCAAATTCAATATCCGCTTGTCTATATTGAATTTTAGATTCTGTTTTAACTTGTTCAGCTTGAGCTTTAGCTTGCTCAATTTGAATTTGTGCTTGACCTTGAGCTTCGGCTTGTGCTGCGCTTGCTGCCTCTGCCTGAGCTTGATCAGCTTGTTGTTTTTTAATTCTTCTAAATTTTAGTAGCTGATTAGCTAATTTAATATTATTTATTTCTCTGATATCAATTGCATCTTCTAAATAAATACTACCAGAACTTAAAGCAGTTTGTATATTACTTTCAAGCATTGTTTTTTCTTCTTCATCTGGCTCTAATTCTAAAAATATACCAAAATCATGAAGATTAAGATTTTTTAATTCTTCTAAAGAACCTACAGAAAACATCCCTAATGAGCCTATAAAGGCTTCTTTGGTTGGGTGGAATTCTAAAACATCTTTAAATCTTAAAGCTATACATTCAGCTAAAGTTACTGTAATAGCCATGCTAGCTTGTAATATATGACGAGTTGCTACATTACTATTAGCAGCAGCTAATTTTTGTACCCCTACTAATGATTTTGGATCTGGATCTGAACCATCACGAGCCTCATTTAGACCGGTGACATCTCTAATCATTTGTATATACTGGTTATATGCACCAATTAATACTTGAATTTGATTGCCACCACCGCCTGGTAATTCTTGAATAGGAACTTTTCCAGGGTTTTGATCTCCTTCAACTGTTAATGATCTACCAATAATAGATCCAGTTTGAAAATACATATTAAGTGCTTCTTGTGGATTATAGCTAGTACCATTGCCTAAATCAATTTCAGCAAGCCCATCAGCGTCTAAATAAACACCAGAAGGTGTCATTCTTTGTATTGCTTGTTGAAGTTTTAAATGGGTTAATTGTATTAAATCAGCATAAGGTGTTATCTTAGAAACTAAAGATACTATATTCCCTTTATACATCCTAGGAGCACTTACAGTATAATTCATATATACTTTATTAGTATTAGAATGAGGGCGAACCATATTTTGTGCTTTTTCCCATTTTAATAAAGTATTAGTACCTAATACAAAAGCCCCTTCATATAATACTTCTCGTGATTGAGCTACTCTTTCAAATCTAGTTCTTTTATCTTTTGGAGGATTAAAAGAATCATCTTTTTCAATAGCTTTTGAAGCTCCAGTAGAGGTTTCTTTTATTTTATAAACATTATGTTCCCATGTTTTCCAATTGAAATAAAGCAATGTAACAGTATTATTATTATCCAGTGCACTTTTATTACTAAACGTACCAATGGTATTATAATCTGTCCAATTAGAACCTTTTTTAGTAAGTTCTTTTATTTCTTCATTACTTAAATTAGGAAACTGTTTTTTAAGCTCATTTAGTTGAATACGTTTTACTTCGCCAAAATAATAACAATCTTGGAAGTTTGGATCTTCAGTATATGACCAAATTAAATTAGCTGGATCTACATATTCCAACTTTATTCCATCAGTATTATTAAAAGTATTTTTTACAGCCCCAATTCCTAAAACAGTTAAATCATAATCAATTCTAGTTTTAAGTTCAGGATATTTATTAGTTAATAAAATATTATTAATAGCTTGTTCTTCTGCAATTTCTATACCTTGTTTATAGTTTAATTGCATAAATAACTCTAATTCTTCAGTATTTGCAGGTAATTTTTCTTCAGGAACATTTCTAGCGTTTACACCTAAGTCAGCTTCGATTTGTGCTAACATTTCCTTAGCATATAAATCTCTTTGAATATTTTCAACAAATTTTGTTCTTTTACCTGTAGCAATTGGGTCTTGAGCAAAAGCTTTAATAGTAAATAATCTGTCTTGCATTCCATTAACTATTATATCTACAAATTTAGGAATAATAGGAACTGGCTTCCAATCTAAATTTAAATAAGATAAATCACCATTAATAGCAAATTCATCTTTATATTTTCTTATAGATTGCTCGCCTCTAGCATATAATCTTAGTTTATTATATTCATCTCTAGTTTGCCAAAATCTACCTACACTATTGTCTCTATTAAACCATTCTTGCTCAATAGCTCTAGCCACAGAAAGCCCATATTCTTGAGAATTTTTTACAGCATCTGAGACCGCTTGGCTCGGAAATTCTGTGGGGATTTGCCCTAATTTTTGTGCCATATTTATTTTATTAACTGACTTCTTAATCCTTTATTATTATATTTAGAGAACATAAAATCAAGCGTTTTTACTGCTCTTTTTGTATGTGGTTGGTACATATGTTTTCTACAAGCCATAATAGCTAACCCAGAACTAATAGATGCATCATGAGATGTTCTTCGGGTAATATCAAATCTTGCCCAATCTTCTAAAGTTCTTTGAAAAAACATATTCCCATGATTTTCATTAATTTTTCCTACATATTCTTCAATATAAGACTCAATCGCCGCGGCATGGGCTTGTTTTATATCTTCTGAACTATTAGGAATACCACCTAATTCTATTTCGCTTTTTGATAAATTAGCTCTGGCTTTATCTGGACGGTTCATAGAATATCCTCTATATCCTCGTCTTTTTAAATGATATAATAGTCTAGGTTTATTATTTTCTGCTAAAAGTGGCATACCATAAAATATTAATGCCATTAAAACATCCTCAAAAAATATTTCAGCTGTTTGAGGACGTGCTATATATTCTAAAAAAAATTTAGTATTAGGAACATCGCTTACCATAGAGAAAGTTGTAAGGCCGTGAAGTGCCCCATTAGAGCCACCACCACCAACTGTCCCTGAAATATCATAAGGATCACATCCAAATGCCCCTAATCCATCATTACCTGGAAATTTCCTTCCATTTTTTATTATAATATTATTTTGTAATTCTACAGGAGGTAACCATGAAATATTAAATCTACCATTCTTTGATGGAGACCAAATAACTTCACTATCTTTTAATCCTTTTTTCCAAGAAAAATTACCTTTTACTATATGGCCTGCCATAGCCATTTCTTCATTAAAATCTATTTGTTCATAAATCTTAGTTAGATTAAATAAAGAATTTAATGTTTCATCTCTAAAAGCATGTTTTTCAGACCTTGGGAATTGCCTGTAATATTCATTTAATGCATCACTATCGTTTTTTAAACCTTCTACTTCATTCTCCCAGTGATTAATGACTCCCGTAAAGATGAATTCACCGTCAATTCCCTCAACCGCTTCTGATGGTGTATTGAATACAGGATACCCATACTTATCGATAAATCCCTCGAAGCCCCATTCCATAGGTATGAACAAAGCATATAGTCCACTTGTAGTCTGGCCATTGCGATTTCTGTTTGTGACATCTGAATTATAATATAGTTTTTTAAAATGATCTCCTCCTTTATCTAAAGCATTAGAAGTAGATCCCATCATGCATTTACCTACTATTTTCGAGCCGAGACGGAGACACGTTTTGGTGACCCTCCAGTTGTTGAGGATGTTGTCGGGCCTCTCCCATTTACCCGATTCATCGTGGACAAGGA